CGTTTATTACTGATGATGCTTCAGCAACACAAATTGACCCAACTGCTTAATTAGTTTTTATTGATTGAAAAAGGCACTCTATTACAGGGTGCTTTTTTTTTGTAGTTATATTAGTACAAAATTGATTAAATATTACGTTATATATATATGAAACATCTTACAACATCAACAGATGCACAAACTATAAAAATTATTCCTAGAAGATACGTTACAAGCGCAACTTTAAAATTAAGGGATGATTCAACCAATACAGAGGTTTCTTATTCTGTTACCCCTACAATAGACGGTAATTATTTAGTAGTTACAAACGCTTACACGCTTATTGAGGGTAGGTTTTATGATTTAACTTTATTAGACGGAACGGAAGTAATTTACAAAGACAAAGTATTTTGCACAGACCAAACAATAAGTCAACCAAGTAATGATTATTACAAAGTAAACAAAGACGTATATAAGTCTGATACTTCTTTTGATAACGATTATATTATACTATGAATAAAACTATAAAAAACGCCAAAAATCGTGTTAATACTGCGCCTGTAAGTCATTCAGATGTAAGGGTTGTAAATTTAAGCACTTACACAAGCCCAAAAATTGTTGAAACAAAAAACAAAGATTGGGTTTCTTATGGTGCTGATAACAACTACTTTCAGTATCTTATAGATAGGTATAACGGAAGCCCTACGAATAACGCAGTAATAAACGGTATTAGTCAAATGATTTTTGGAAAAGGGTTAGATGCAACCGATTCCAATAGAAAACCAGACCAATACGCACAAGCAATATCTTTATTTAAAAAAGACGCAGTACGAAGATTAGCGTATGACCTTAAATTAATGGGTCAATGTGCTATACAAGTTATTTATTCTAAAGACAGAACGAAGATTGCACAAGTTGAACATTTGCCAGTTGAAACTTTAAGGGCTGAAAAATGCAACGAAGACGGAAAAATTGAGGCTTATTATTATCATTCTGATTGGGCTAATGCAAAACCAAACGACAAGCCTTTAAGAATACCTGCGTATGGATGTAGTAAAGAAGCTATTGAAATTTTGTACGTTAAACCTTACAAAGCAGGGTTTTATTATTACTCCCCTGTAGATTATCAAGGGGGTTTGCAATATAGCGAACTTGAAGAAGAAATATCAAACTATCATTTAAACAATATCCTTAACGGACTTGCTCCAAGTATGTTGATTAACTTCAACAACGGAACGCCAAGTGAGGAAGATAGAAGATTAATCGAACAACGTATAGCCCAAAAATTTAGCGGTTCATCAAACGCAGGAAAATTTATACTTGCGTTTAACGACAATAAAGAAAGCCAAGCAGAAATAACGCCTGTACAATTATCTGATGCACACAATCAATATCAATTCCTTTCAGATGAAAGTACTAAAAAAATAATGGTTGCTCACAGGGTTGTTTCTCCTATGCTTTTAGGCATTAAAGATTCAAGCGGACTAGGAAACAATGCGGATGAGTTAAAAACTGCTACCTTATTAATGGATAATACTGTAATACGTCCGTTTCAAGACCTTTTAATTGATGCCTTTGATAAAATACTTGCTTTTAATAATATAAGCCTTAATTTGTACTTTAAAACGCTTCAACCTTTAGAATTTACAGACTTAGAGAATGTAGATGATGAAGAAACAAGAGAGGAAGAAACAGGCGTAAAGTTATCAAGCCAACAAGAAACAGAAATGTTTGAGGAATTGGAACAACTAGGCGAAGACGAAAATTTAGACGAATGGGAACTTGTAGATGAAAGACCAGTTGACTACGACCAAGAGGAAGCACTTGATAAAATGATTGGGTTAGCTACAACAGGAACAGCAAGACCAAATGCAAAAAGCGAACAAGACGGAGAAAACCAAGAGGGCGTACAGTTTAAAGTACGATACCAATACGCACCTTTAAAGACTTCAACCAATAGCAGAGAGTTTTGTAAAAAAATGGTAGCCGCTAAAAAGATATACCGAAAGGAAGATATTATATCAATGGGAGATAGAGCAGTAAATAAAGGCTGGGGGTTGAATGGTGCTGATACTTATTCAATTTGGTTTTACAAAGGTGGTGGAGATTGTCACCATTTTTGGATGCGTAAAACATACAAAGCCAAAAATCCCAATGTTAAGCCCGATGTAGGAAACCCCAATGCAGAGGTAAGTGTAAACCAAGCTAAAAAGAAAGGTTTCACTCCCGAAAAGAATGACAAAAAAGTAGCGCAAAGACCTACTGATATGCCTAACAATGGATTTGTAAATAAATAAAAAAATGGCAGTAGCATTATTTATATCAAGAACGGATTTAATAAGAAACAGTATAATTGACGGAAACGTCGATACTGATAAATTTATCCAGTTTATTAAAATAGCCCAAGAGATACACGTTCGTAATTATTTAGGTTCTGATTTATACAATAGAATTAGTACTGACATTATAAACGATACCTTAACAGGCGATTATTTGACTTTGGTTAATACATACGTTCAACCTATGCTTATACATTTTGCAATGGTTGATTATCTTCCTTTTGCAGCTTATCAATTAAAAAACGGAGGTGTATTAAAACACAATTCAGAAAATAGCGAAACGGTATCAAAAAATGAGATTGATTATTTAGTAAACAAAGAAAGGGAGTTTGCTGATTACTATACAAGACGGTTTATTGATTTTATGTGTTTCAACCAAGAGAAATATCCCGAATACAACTCGAATAGCAATGAAGATATAGACCCCTCAAAAGATGCAACATTTAACGGTTGGGTTCTATGAGATATAAGCCAAAAAATAAAAACATAACTAAATTAAAAAAATATCTAAATGATAGCTTGGGGACAAATAATAAACAAAATAAGTTTCGGGAAAATATACGGAAGTAGTTGGGTTGGAGAATACCCATTTTTAAATATTGTTTCAGATGTAAACGACTTTGATAAAAGAGTAATAAACGACGGAGGAACAATAGAGGGGCATATTTGTCAAGTTAATAACATAAATAATACAGTATCACAATGAGCATATACGACAAAGCAAGTTTAATTCAGATACCAAGCGGATACAAAGCAGGTAATTTATATTCAGTTATTCCTAATAGTGGAGCAGGAGATTTTACAGTTACAGGCGATGCAGAGGGCGATGCTACAAGAGTAAACTCACAGGGTTTAATTGAAACCGTAAACGCAAACGTACCACGTTTAAACTATCCTTTTATTGACGGAGTAGTACAAGACTGCCCTCATTTACTTTTAGAACCTCAAAGGACTAATTATATTACTTATTCAGAAGATTTTAGCCAATGGAATTCAGCAAGAGGAACATTAGACGTAAATAATATAACATCTCCAACAGGCTCTTTAAATGGTAGTTTGTACACTAAAACGGAAAGCGGAAACGAGGGATATGTTTTAAGAGATTTAACTGTTTCAAGCGTAGGAACATATACGGCAAGTGTATTTTTTAAATATAATAATAATCAATATGTTCATTTTTTATTGTGGGACGGCAGCAGTAATGGTGTTAGATGTTATTTTGACATACAAAACGGCAATATAGGTAGTGCCGTTGCATTTGGTACTACGTTTAGTGCAAGTGATTTAAGTATGGAAGATTACGGAAACGGTTGGTATAAATGTAGTGCTAAATTTACAACAACAGGAACGGACACAATTTGGCAATTTAGATTTAGCCCAAGCGGTGGGAACAATAGTGCTAATAGCAATACAGGAGCTAAATTTTACTTTTTTGGCGCACAGGTACAACAAGGAACATACCCAACAAGCTATATACAAACAGGAGAAAGTACTGTTACAAGGTTGGTCGATAGTTGTCATTTATTAAACCATTCATTATTTACAGATTACCCTTTTACTGTTTATGGAAAAGCAGAAGCAGTTGCAATAGGTAATACCATTTTTTCCCTTGTAGATAATACAAGCACAACAGAATATTTAACTTTTCAATTAACAAGCGCAACACAAGTTGCAGTAATTAGAAGAAATCCAAGTACTTCTGATGCTGATTATTACAATTTTTCTTATTCGATAGGCGATACATTAAAAGTAGCAATATCTTATATAAGTAATACTTCATATAAACTATATATCAATGGAACTCAAATTGGAAATGTTACAAGTGGTTCATCTCTTCCATTTGCTTACCCCGATATAATTTTAGGTCAACAAAGAGTTTCACTTGATACAGGACTAAGAAATAGTATAAATGAATTTATGGTATTCAATGAAGCATTATCTGATAGCGAATTACAAACTTTAACAACTTTATAAAATGAAACTATTTAAAAAATACGAGTTTAACTCACAAGAACAAGCAGAGGAAAAAATCAAAGACTTAGGCACTTCTGTTGACGAATTAACAGAGCAAGAATACGCTAATCACAATCACGCTATTGTAAAGTTAGGATATTTACCTACCAAACAAGGTGTATATGAAGTTAACGAAAGCGGAGAATCAATCGAAGTAGAAGCTCCTGTACTTTCTGATAAGTATTCAGTTGATGTTCTTTGGGATAATTTAGATGAAAGCCCATACGGTTGGAAGTCTTATGAAATACAAGTTGAGGGCAATGGTTCTCATACGTTTTACGGTTATAACTTTCAATAATGAATTTAACTGACTTAAAAATATACGGAATTAACTTTGGAGCATTTGCAATTTCTTTGGCTGATATAGATGTAGTTTTGAAACTTACCTTGTTAGGTGTTTCTATTGGATATACTATTCAAAAATGGTATATATTAAATGGAAAAAATAAGTAAACATATAAGCTACAAAGAAGCAACTCGCTCAACTACTGCAATAAGGTTAGGAATAGACAACAAACCTTTTGAATATGAATTGGGCAATATGAAAGCTACTGCCGAAAATATATTTGAGCCTTTGCGGTTATGGGTTGGCGGTGCTATAAAGGTTACTTCATTTTTTAGGTCTGAAAAATTAAACCAAGCTATAGGAGGCTCGGTTTCTTCACAGCATTGTCAAGGTAGAGCGATAGATATTGACGATGTTTATGGTTACAAAACAAATGCCGAAATGTTTAACTACATAAAAAACAACCTTGATTTTGATAATTTAATTTGGGAGTTTGGAACAGACGACAATCCCGATTGGGTTCACGTTTCTTATGTAAGCAATGAAAGAAATAGAGGACAAGTTTTAAGGGCTATCAAAGAAAATGGCAAAACTAAATATCTAAACTATGAATAAGATTATACAATGGCTTACAGGCGGTGTAATTAAAGAGGTTGGTTCTGTTATAGACAAACTTACTACAACTGATGAAGAACGCTTAGAGGCTAAACAAAAGATACAAGAGATATTGGAGAAAGCCGATAGCGATGCACAGGAGCAAGTTACAAAGCGTTGGGAACTTGATATGAAGTCAGATAGTGTGTTAAGCAAAAACATTCGACCTATGGTGCTTATATACCTTACAAGTGTGTTCACTATACTTGCATTTTTTGACGGCAATATAGGACAGTTTAAAGTACAAGAACAATATATACCAATTATTCAAAGTTTGCTGATAACTGTTTACGGTGCTTATTTTGTTGGTAGAACTTGGGAAAAAATAAAAAAGTAATGGCAAAAAAAACTATATCTATTGCAATAATAGACAAACCAAAAAAGAAGCGCAAAGGAGTGCATTCAAAAAACGCTTCTAAAGGACAAACAGGGTTTAAGAAAAAATATAGGGGTCAAGGAAAATGAAAGAACTACTAAATATTGAACTGGAGGAAGCTAAACAACTATTGGCAACAATTAAAGCAATAGTTAAAAAAGACAAAAGATATAAAAAAGGTCAATCAACAGAATTAGAATCATACTCCGATTATCCTAAAGCGGTAAGTAATAACGCAAAAAGAGGTTTAGAATTAAACGAAAAGGTAAACAATAAATGCGCTACACAAGTAGGAAAAATAAGAGCGCAGCAATTAGCACAAGGTAAGCCTATTTCAAAAGACACTATTAAAAGAATGGTTTCTTATTTGTCAAGAGCAGAAGAATACTATAACCCAAACGATACAAAGGCTTGTGGAACTATTTCTTATTTGTTATGGGGTGGGTTAGCTGCTAAAAGGTGGGCTATATCTAAATTAAAAGAATTAGAAAAATAATAAATTGTTAATAACTTACTTGACTTTTAAAAAAAAAAGTTGTAACTTTGGCGGGTAAGTGGGATATTTAGTCTTGTTTATTCTAAGTATTTAGTCTAATATTTAGATAATTAAAATTCTAAAAACATATGAATCCAAAAATCGAAAAAATTCTAAATTATAAGTCTATATCTATAAGACAAAAAATAGATAGATTACTAGAATTAGATGCTATTAATTATACAAATTTAGGTTCTGAATCAACTAAAACTCAAAGAGAAGAAGTTAAAAAAGAATCAAGATTTATTTATAGGGCTATTAAAACATTAGATACCGATTTAGGTAATTTATTCCTACAGCATCAAGATAAATGAGCAGAAGTAAAGTTGTAAAGAGGTTAGATACAGTTTTTTCTGAATATATAAGATTAAGAAATGCTGATAATAACGGAAATGTAACTTGTTTTACTTGTGGTAAGGTAGATTACTGGAAAGGAAAAGGAATGCAATGCGGACACTTTCAAAGTCGTAAACATTATTCAACAAGGTGGGACGAAACTAATTGTCAAGTACAATGTTCAGCTTGTAATGTATTTAGAAGTGGCGAACAATATAAATTTGCCTTAAACCTAGACAAAGAGTTTGGAATGGGTACTGCGGAAGAACTACTTATAAAGGCAAATGAGGTAGTTAAAATATCAACTAAAGAATTAGAATCGTTAATAACTTACTATAAAAATCAAATTGAACTATTAAATAAATAGCTTATATTTGTATTGTTCTGTTATCATTATTGTCTTGTTTTGAAAAGAGGGGTAAATTAATTTTTATCCCTTTTTTTGTTTTATTAAAAAAATTGTTTATATTTGTCAACTAAACATTTACAATATGATACATTTAAATTTAAGTTACGAACAGTTTGAGATTGTTCAACAAGCGTTAAGACATTCAGTTAGAACCTCCGACTGGTGTTTAGCTTCTGATGAAATTGCGGAGGATTTACTAAAAACTTTAAAGACAAAAAATGACACATTCAGACGATTTATTGAGGCTTAAAAATTTGCGCATTGAAGCAATGGAAAAAGAAATGCAAAACCTCAAAGAACAGTTAATGCTTTCAGAAGCACAAGTTGAAATTTTACAAGACACATTAAAAGACTATTTACAATTATGAAAGAATCACTAAACGAGAAATTAGCTTTAATACAAGCAGAACTCAAAACAAAGAAATCAAGGTACAACTCATTTGGAAAGTATTACTTTAGAAGTGCAGAAGATATACTTGAAGCTATTAAACCATTTTTAGTAAAGTATGGAGTAACGGTTACAGTTAGCGAAGAATTAATCGCTGACGGTGTTATTAAAACCTCCGCTTTAATTACAGACGGTTTGAACACTTATGGTGCAACAGCTATTGTTGGAGTAGATATGGAACAGAAAGGAATGCAAATGCCTCAAAGATATGGTAGCGCATCTAGTTATGGTAAAAAATATGCCTTAGGTAATTTGTTTCTTATTGACGATACGCAAGATTCAGACGCAACCAATACACACGACAAAAAACCATTCTTAAATAAAAACACGCCTCAATTTAAAAAGGTGTTGGAAGCTATTGAAAATGGTTATACATTAGACAATGTAAAAAGCAAATATAATTTAAGTAAAGAAGTAGAATCATTATTAACTAAAAATCAATAAAAATGAGTACACTAATTAATGCAAGTATCCGAGTTGACAAATTACCAAGAGAAAAATTTGTAAAAGGAAAAGACGGAGCGGTTTATTACAATTTTACAATTTCTGTAAATGACGATACACGCTACGGAAACAATGTTGGTATTTCAGATGCCCAAACTAAAGAAGAAAGAGAAGCAAAGAAACCAAAACTTTGGCTAGGTAATGGGAAAGTATTTTGGACTGACGGAAAGGTAACACTAGCCGAAAAAGAAGAACAAACTACAAATGAAGTTAATACAGTAGAAACTTCTGATTTACCATTTTAACAATTAGGGGGTTTAATAGCCCCCTTTTTTATTTTTTATATGCAAGACTTATTCACACAAAAACAGACAGAACAACAAATGTATTTAGAACTCCTTGAACAAGAGTGTAAAGTAAATACTGATGAAATTATAGAGTACCCTCCTGTAGCATTATCAATGGGAGAAACACTTGTAAGAACAAAAAAAGGAGATATGCTTTTACCAACGCCTATAGGAACGTATGGGAATATAAGTTTTGTACAAGCACCTCCAAAAACCAAAAAGACATTTTTTATATCTTTATTGGCTTCTGTTTATTTAAGTGGTAAAAACAATTTTGGTGGAGATATTACAGGACATCGAGAAGATAAATGTTTGGTTCACTTCGATACAGAGCAAGGACATTTTC